TCAAGGTGGTATCTAAAAATATTTTTAGTCTGTTTGTTATAGTAGCACGGTTGATTTTAGGATTAACCGTGCTATTGTTTTTCACTCAACTTAAATCCAAAACAAAGGAGTATTATCATGTGCAAATGCGGACAAGTTACAGAAGTTTACAGCAGGGTATGCGGTTACTTTAGGCCTACAACAAGCTGGAACTTAGGAAAAGTAGAAGAGTTTAGAAATAGGAAGGCATATAACGTAAGGCAAGCGGTATCCCAAGTTAATCTAGAAAATGAAGAAATATCAAAAAAAGTTGTAGAAAATGCTTGAATTTAGTTGACATATATGCTAGTCTAGTGTAGAATATACGTAAAGCATAAAATAAATGAGGTGATTAGATGGCGGAGTTTCAGAATTTTTCTGCAATGGGTCATGTCGCAAGTGAACCGAAACAGATAGAGAAGGATGAAAATTCAAAAAGCGATAAGACGAAAGTTGAATTTAGGCTTGCGGTAAATGAATATGCAAAAGGCAGAAGCTACACAACGTTTCTACCGTGTGAAGCTGTAGGCAATATGGCAGATAATATAATTAAGTTCTTTAAGAAGGGTAACGCCATGTTTATTGAAGGCAAGCTCAAGGCCACGAAGGGGCAAGCCGACAAGGGTCTTACGGTTCTTGTTACACAATTTCACTTCTTGCCTAAGGAAAAAACATCTCCGGACAACCAGCCTGAACTTAATGAAGATGGCATAGAAGGCGAAGAAGATAACAATATTCCAGAAGCTAATGAATAACTCTATCAAGCTAACATTCGAAGGCGAGCCACGGGCAATACAGTCGTTCCGTTTTGGAACTGGTATAAAGTCCGATGGCAAGCCCTTCATAAGCAGATACCAGCCTTCATCTAATACCAAGTGGAAGAAGTATATCTCACTTTGCGCCAAATCTCAGCTTCCAGTAGGATTTAAACCAATGGACGGCAGTATAATCCTTAGCCGAGCAGTGTTTGTATTCGAGCCTATTAAGAGCCTTAAGTCGTATGAGCATAAAGCTATAGAAATGGGATACTATGTCAGGAAAGATACGGCTCCAGACCTAACGGATAATCTTTTCAAAGGTCTTATTGATGCCCTAGCTAAGATAGTATTTACTATGGACTCAAGGATTTGCCAGATGGAAGGAGCTATATGCAAATGCTATGGCAAGAATCCAAGAATAGAGCTTGAATTTAGAGAGGCATCATCTAGCGTTATAGATATACACGTACCATCAATAGAGGAAATAGACTTTTAAAAGGTTCTATGACTACAGGAATAATAAAAATGCACAACAACTTTTTCGATATAATCGAACTCATACCTATTTCGGACACAATAAAGCACCAGTATTCAGCTAAAATAAATAAGTGGATACATGAAATACATCTTGAATGCGCAACAAATGACGTTGAAATTAACAATGAAAACATAGCAGAGAGCATTGCCACATGGATAAGGCAGGATATACGCAATATCAACAGGAAAGAGCATAAGTGCTGATATGGCTATAAAACCACAAGAACAGGAAATAGATAAAAACTCTAATGAAATGGTCATTGATGTTAATGGCGTTCCTACAAGAGTTAAAAAAATCCAAACAGAAATATGGATTGACGAAAGCGGACATCCTGTTCTTACTGGCAATGGTGAATTAAGCCGAAATCCTAAGCTTCTTAATGTCGTAGGATACCCTAAGGGTAGACCAAGAGAAGTCCCCTGCAAGGTTGGCAATCAGATAGCAAAGGCATGGGGCATTCCAAGCGGTGGCAAGTATAAGCTCATGAAGTATACGACCGAAGAGGAACTCGAAACAAAGATAGAAGAATTCTTCAAGATGAAGGAAAACGAAGAAGGCCGTGCTGTATACAATAAAGAAGGCGATATCGTAAAATACATCCCTAAGCCCATAACGCTTGAATCTCTTACGATATATCTTGGAATATCAAAGTACACTTGGAAAAAATATAAAGAAACTCACCGTCCTAATTTCGCTGATATATGCCAGAGAGCGCAGGATAGAATGAGCGATAGAATAACTGAGTGTAGCTTAATGGGCGACTATAAGGAGAACTTTGCAAAACATATTCTTAACAACAACGACTCTGAATTTTATGCCGACAAGAGGGAAATTAAGAATACAAATGTCAACCATGACTTTAAAATTAATCTAGTAGAGTTTAAAAGCCGTGAAGACGTAGAAGCTTACCAGAAGCAGAACAATAAAGAACAAGAAGATATTATAGACGCTGAAATAATAGAAGATAACATAAAGGAAATAGAAAATGTCGAAGAAGAAAATACCTAAAGAAAGTGGACTTCCAGAAGAAATAACAGACCTTGATGTAGCCAATGCCCATTGTCTTGTTAATGACATTAAGCATACGGGACATTGTGTTACATGCCAGTCAACCATAAAAGAAGGATATTTTTGCAGTGAGCTGTGCGCTGAAATATATCTCAAAGAGACTGAGCGCATGGAAACATGGGAACAATCCGATGCTATGTTTGAAAGAGGTTTGGACTGGAGCGATATTGCAGACAGAACGCACGGAAAGTATATCTAAAACAAGATATAACCCATAATAAATTGATATAAATGGACATACCACACTCAAAAGTTTTAAGCGACTTGCTTAGTTTTGACAAATATAAAATAATTGTCATGCAGGGTTCAAGCCGTTCAACTAAAACATATTCTTCAATTCAATACTGCATAATAAAAGCTCTTGAGAAAAAAGAGCGTAGAATTTTAATGGCTAAGGTAACGCTTCAAGACGTTAAGGAGTCATTGTTCTTAGACTTTAGAGACATTGTAGACAAGCATTTCAAGTGCTGGAATCAAAGCAGTATGAATAAGACCGATTGGATTTATACATTTCCGAATGGAAGTACAATTACATTTACTGGATTACTTGACGAATCAGCCCGAAAGCTGCATGGGCCTAAGTTCAACTTTGTATACATAAACGAATGTAACTACATTGCCTATAACTCAGTTCAGCAGCTCCTTCTTCGACTTGAAAGAGGTAAAATGCTATTAGACTTTAACCCTAATGTTCCAGAAGACTTCTGGATTTATAAGAAAATACTGGGGGGAAGGCCAGATGCCATACTTCACCATTCCACATTTAGAGATAATCCGTGGCTAGACATTGAAACAGAAGCTGAAATATTAAAACTGGAACCCACGGAAGAGAATATAGCCAATGGAACAGCTGATGAAGCACAGTGGAAGATATATGGACTAGGTATAAGAGCTGATGTGGTAGGGGCGGTATTTAATAACTGGTGCGAGGTTGATTCATTTCCAGAGGATTGCGAGAACATTTGCTATGGAATGGACTTCGGATTTACTAATGACCCTACGACTTTGGTATTGAAGGGCGAAAAGGACGATAAGCTATTTTTACAATGCCTTCTTTATGAAAAGGCTCTAAGTGATATTGTTAATCCGCATGACCTTAATCAAGCATCAATAGAGGGCAGATTCAAGGAGTTCGGAATTAGGAGAGACTTGGAGATATGGGCTGACTGCGCTGACCCAAGAGCTATAAATAATATTAAATCGGTTGGATTCAACATTAAAAAAGCCGAGAAACCAGCAGGGTCTGTCCTGGAAGGCATTACCATAATGAAGCGCTACAAGATATGCGTTGTAAGAAGTGCATATTCTAGCGAATTTATGAAGGAACTAGAAAATTATATATGGAAAAAAAATAGAAGTGGCGACTTTACAAATGAGCCTGTAGATAAGTTTAACCACTGCATAGCAAAGGGTTCATTGATCACTACACTGCGCGGCGAAATACCAATAGAGAACGTAACGCAAGATGACTATGTCTTAACGAGGATGGGATATAAGAAAGTTATCAAGGCGTGGAAGTCTGGAACAAATAGAGATATAGCTATGCTTGTATCCGATAATGGCAACTATGTCTTAGCAACAAAAGAACATAAGATATTCACACGGGACAGGGGATTTGTTAAACTATCAGAACTTGAAGGCGAAGATAGGATACTAACGCTAAAATATTCCAAGCAGAAGTTTAATAGAATACTTAAAATATTAGACTATCCAAAGAAAAAAGATGTATATGATTTATCAGTAGAGGGAGAACATGAATTTTTTGCTAATGGAATACTTGTTCATAATTGCATCGACAGCTCCAGATATGCCACATATATGAGCAATCCAAGCTTTAGAAAATCAAATGGCATGATATTTTACGATACAATTGCTACAAATAAAATAGAGAAACGACACGATGTTTTTTACATGCCAAATGGAAACGACATTGATGATGACGATGATTATTGAGAAAGTATCTCAAATAAATATTCCTTGTCTTTAAACATATAGGAATACTTCTTAAACTCTCTTACTTCTCTGACAAGATTGGTATCAACTCGCATTATGCTATCAGCAAAACAGGATATAAGTAGAGAGTCTTGCATGGATAGCCATTTTTCTTTGCAGAAACAGGTCTCTGGTGATTTATTTTCATTGCCCCTGGTAATGACATGGCATCCACAAAGCATTGCTTCTAGTGGCCTCTGGTGAAATCCTTCCATTGCGTTTAAGTGAAGGGCATATTTGTACTGCCCATATATTTCAGATAGCATATTGTCGTTGTAGATAAGTCCTTTTGAATCTTTCCAGCCCCTGCCATATATATCAAGGTTAATTCCTGCATCTTTAAGCCAGTTGACAACTGTGTGGCGGTAGATTCTATCGTTTATGTTCCAGAATAGCTCAACAACCTTGAAGGTATCGTTGCATTCTCCGAGTTCTTTTATGTTTCTAACTCTATCAAAAAACGATTCTATTGTTGTATATCGTGAGCCGTTGCGATATTCTTCAACTATTTTATCAAGCTCTAGTTTAAGAACCGCTTTCATTTCGGGTATAGCATTGTCAAGATATTCATTAATATCAATGCCCTTATTGGATACAAATATACAACTTTTATTGCGAACTATAGTTGAATTGTTACATAATGAATCTGGAACAAGAACTGGAAACTCGCATGTTTTTTTAGGATTGAATCCATATTGAAGGAGTTGTTCGGTATATCCAAGAAAAATATCGTTAGGATTAGAATTTACGTATTGGGCTACTTGCTTACTGCATATATGGTCAACGTAGTCATATAAAAGCGTTATGAATTTTTTGTCATTGAAGAATAGATTGCTGAAATCATACCTAGTTCTATTGCATGATATTATTCTATTGTAGCTGAAATTTGCAATAAGCTCTTTTAATTGTCCGATTGTGCAATTCTCATCAAGGATGATAAGCTTATTCTCAATTGAGTATCTATTAAAGAATGAAGAAAGAGCCTGTAACGACCTTAGCGCTACAGGCTCTTCTTTGAATCCAAGAATGAGATATTGGTTAGGTGAAGTCATTTTACTTATTCAATATAACAACTTCTGCAATAGGCTTACCACAATTAATCCTAACTAGGGTTGTCCCAAAGCATCCGAATAGAATACACAGTTCGCCATCTATAAATAATGGCGTGTTGTTTATAAATATGCCATCTACGATAAGAAGATTGGGTATATCTCTAATAAGTACACTGGCTCCATCAAGAGATTGTTTGCTAATTCCAGTAGTAGCAATATAATAACAATCCCTTTGTATAACCATCCCAGAAAGTGGAACCTCGCCTCTTCTTTCCTGATGCGAGGCAAATCTAAGAGTTCTTGCCTTAACAATATATCCAGTACTTGTTTTTTCTGGATTAAGAAATGCGGGTATATGGAGTCCTTCCTTTTTGATAAGCTTGGGTTCAATGCCTTTATCTTCGCCGTTTTTCTTTGAGTCAGGAGCCTGAGCATCAAGGCCAGTGTCAAACATAAGAACGCTAGACTCGTCTTTCTTGTCAACGCTGAGAGCTTCCATTATTTTATTTTTTACTGTATCGGGCTGTTCTCCACCGTTGATAAAATCATCTACAGCATTTTTGTTAACGCCAATTTTTTCTGCGGCCTTAAATGGTGAACCAAATTTATTGCTTACCATTTCTTTTAGCTTTTTACGCTCCATAATAATTCCCTTTTTGTTGTTATTAATTGGGTTATGGATAGATTATAGCATGTATATGGCTAAAAGTCAAGTCATTTGTACAAAAAAATATGGCGCATGACATGGAGCCATGCGCCATACAGCGAGAGGGAGGGAGAGAGATTATTCTAGACAGATGGAACTTCTGCTGGCACTTCGGCAACAGCTGCTTCTTCAACCGGAGGAGCAGGAGGAGAAATCTTTTCAACAAGAGCCTTAGCGTCTTCCATTGCTTTTTCAAGTTCTTCAATCTTGGCAAGCATTTCTTCTGCCTGTTTCTTGAGGTCTTTGTCAAGCTCTTCATTCTTTAGGGCATCTTCAAACTTTTTCTTGAGTTCGGCTATTTCGCCAACTGGAGCCATGACTTCTTCGGAAACAGCTTCTTCAACGGGCATAGATTCTTCAACGGAAACTGTAGGAATCATCCCGGCGTTAAGCATATTTTCATCTGTGGCATCTGCAAGAGATACACGTTTGCCATACTGTGGCATGATATTGGCGTAGGCTCTTCTTGACTCATCCGAGAACGTTTTCTTTACCATTTTCAATAACTCCTATTTATTCTTTTTGTTTACAGAATTACATTATAGATACAATAAAGCATATATTGCGCTAAAATCAAGCCAATGTTTTAAATTTTAGCAATTTTATCCATTGTCTCGCAGTTGAAGCTTATTTGTTCCTTCAAGCTTTTTAGGATTATGGATAACGGGCATGAGCGCCTTGTATATGTTAGAGCCTCCATACTTGGGTGAAATGAGAGGATGCGTTCTGTCATACTCAAGAGCCATTGCCATAAATGAATTGCGCTTGCAGATAGAGGTGTTGTGTTTCATGCTATTATCCTTTAATCATTTTTATTATTGCGTTTGCTTCTTCGAGCCATAGAGACTCTGCTTCTGTTCTGTCTGATAGAAATGATACTAGGCATAGTGCCGATATAAGCAAGTCCAGCATCTCAGGGGCGGCGGCAATGAGTCGTTCAATTTCGTTTTTATCTTCAAACTCAAGAGACTCAGAATTATTAACAAAAGGATAGCACTGGTGGAAAACTATTGCGACTACCTTGTTATGATTGGGGTCGTCTTGGAGTTGCATTATATTTCCAGTATCTCCCATTGAACCAACAGGGGCTATAACACTCATGCACATATGTTTTTCATCGTCCCTATGGACAACTTCCCATTTATGGCCTTTTATGTGTTTCATTATTTCTCCTCTTCCTTTTTTGTGAGTGCTTCCTTGAGGTATTGCTTTCCTAGGTTGTATAGTTCTTTTGTTTCTCCCGTAAACTCCACAACGTTTTTCTCTGTTAGTATTTTGGGAACGGCGTAGATAATAGCGGCTTGCTTTGTGGTAGGAATTAGAACAGCAGCAGGAACAAGAATGCCGAATACTAGAAACACAAAAACAGTAGAACCAATAAAACATTTTTTGAACAGCTTACGCTCGTCTTCGCCATCTCCAATAAAACACCCAACTAACGTAATGATAAAGGCAGTAACTGCAATAAATCCAAACATAACCGCCAATCCACCCAAGCAAGATGATATCGCATCAAGCCGTAAAATTAACCACAATTCAAATAATGTAATCATTTTACACTCTCCTTAAATTTGTTATATTGTGCTTCTATGTTTTCTAGTCTATCTTTTAAGCTTTGATATGCTATTACTTCATTTACTGGCATTTCATCAAGCATGTTCTTTAATTGTTTTATTTCGCTTTGATAGCTAATATCTATAGTTTTTTTCTCTGATTCATCCGATTTCCTGAATATCGGAAAATCAAGAAGCTCTTTGGGAAGCTTGCGCCATTCCTCATTGACATTTATTTCAGTGTCGGTTCCAGCAACTTCCTCGTTGTGCATTATTCCACATAGATTCCATATCATTGCAGAAAGATGGTCTTCATCGGTTTCACCCATTTCATACTTCTGAGAATGCCGAGTAAAGCTTTCCCAGTATCTTGAACTAGGTTGCCCAAGAAGCCAGTTGTTAGAGCCGTAGTGTTCAGCTCCTTTACGCAAAAGTTCACCAAGTCTTTTCTTAATGAATGGAGTCATCAAGTCAAATCGCGGTTTACCATTATTAGTATCCCTCTGAGAACCTGTTTCAAAATGTTGCTTGTCGCTCATTATTCTCCTTTCGCTTTTCTTATTGTTGCTTTTATTTTTTGTCTGAGATTATATGTATCACAATCATTCATGCAATCTGGTGTTCCTACATGGTCGCAACTACTCATACAGTTGTCAACTATTTCAGATAAACAATCTTCTAGAAGTAAGAGCATTTCAGAGCTATCGTAATTTACACCATACATTAAATTCTTATTTGATTCTATTCTTGCAGTATCGGCTTTTTCATCAATGCTTGAGGCTAATTCTTGTTTGATGGCTGTTTGATTAAACTCCTTATCCATTTCTTTTATTTCTTCACTCATTAGAATATCCCTTCTTTATAATGTCAACAAATCTTTTCATCCTAACACTTGACTCCTTGAAGCAGTCTGGTCTTTCCATGAACTGAGATACTGATAGATGGCTATTTCTTGCATCGTCAAGAACTTTGTCAGTTAACGCACGGAAGCAATTATCTCCATCTTTACAGCTTGTATAGAACGAACAAAATGTTATATCTTTGTAGCAAAGCATTTATGTATTTTCCTCTCTCGTTTCTACTATTATAATCTATTTCTTCTTTTTGTCAATAGCTTTTGATATGGTTTTATTGTATTCTTTCTCAATATTTTTTATCCAGCTATTGATACAACTTGCCGCACCTATCATTTCTTTTGAGTGTTCAAGCAGTAACTTGTTAAATCCTGCATAGTACTTCATTGTGATTGAGGTTCTTAGCATGTACGTCCTGAGATATTTAAGGCGTTTAATAAGGAGTTTCATTATATATCTCCCAATACATTAAAACCATTTTTAATGAACCACTTAAAAATTTTAACCTCTTTGCCACCCACCGACAACTCGCCTAGATAAATATGCAAGGTTCTTCTTATCTCACATTCCACATATTCTACGTAAATGCTCTTGTTATTATCTCTTGGGGCTAATTTAATATCAACAGGATTTCCTGCATATAATTCTACAAGCTCATTTATCTCCTCCTCCGTCATGCTATCCAGCGCACGAGTTCCGCATACGTCCGCAAGCGTGGGCTTTGGTAATCCATCCCAATATTTACCCGCCTTTTTTTTAAGTTGATTTGTTTCAGAACTCGTATACTGTGTCGGCATCTCTATGCTGGTAATAAACCTACAAAAACTATCCCAATCAATCAATCTTTTCTTGCTCATTTTATCTCCTTTCTATTTTGCTTGAATGCTTAGTTCCTGCTTCGTAACCAAGCATATATGCCGCATGATACGTTGAATAAGTAAATAGCGTTAATATGATGATCACCAATACGGCTATAGTTATATCACTCGGTTCCTCTAGCCTTGGCATTGCTAGTCCTCCTTACATTTTTGGGTTTATTTTTAAAAGCAACATACTCATAATGCATCAACTCAAACTCTGCTATGTCAGCATATGTGTTATCACACAGCCTGACATCCTGTTTTCGAACACCAACTAAAGTGCATGGTATGTACTTGCTAAATACTTTAAATGCCCTTCCGTTAGCGGTGCACACCGTATGGGATATCTTTCTGATTCCGCGCTCTATAAATATATAGTCAAAGAATTTCAACAGGGCTATAACGCCTATGCCAGATCCAATGTATTTAGGGTTGATGTAGATGGAAAACGATGGTACTGAGTTGTTGCTCCAATCGTGATACCACATGATGTATCCGGCATCTTTGCCTTCGCACTTTATTTTAAAGGCATCCATAGTCTCGCCTGTGAACTCTGTATTGGCGTAGTTGTATCTGTATGTGCCAAGCCATAGGTATTTATATACCGGATCATCGCAGGATCTCAGTTGGCACTCGTTTAAATAGTCTCCAATTTTAGGATCTCTTACAAGTTCAATGTCGTCTGGTTGCATGGCTCACCACCTTTCGTGCATTTGCTAAAAATTCCAAGACGTTCAATTATGTCTTTCATTCTTTTCGCGATTAAATCGCTTGTGTAGTTAATTGGCCAACCCAAAGAAACACCTTTAATGCCCCCTTGTATGTTGGGAATAAGCGGATCGCTTTCCGACATTTTAAAAGTAATTGAAATATTTTTCTCTAAGGCCACCTTGATAAGTTCAATTATTTCAAGCTTTCCATTTTGTTCTATTGCATCCAACTCAGGACATGTGAGCGTGTAGTAAATGGGGGGGTTCTGTGGCTCTTTCTCTTCGATCATTTCTATCCATCCGTTTCTTTCCTTGCCCGAGAAAGGGCAGTAAAAAGGAGATGTGCTACCATCTCCGGTATCTAAAATACAAGGATACGTCTGACACTTTTCACATACAAACTTGCTCATTTAGTCATCCTTTCCTCATTTAAGAAATCGTTCGCATCGGGCGTTCTACCTTCAATTATTGAATCAAGAATATATTCTGTAGCTCGTCTCTGGATTTTGAACATGCACCGCTCAACGTCTCTCTTGCACCTTTCTTTTTCATAGCATTTGAATATCATTTTAACGCCTCCATCACGTGTTCATAATTATGTTCTGCCGCAAGTTCTGAAACATCTACATGTGAACTGCCGCAATCTCTGCATACAAAAGAATGCCAGCAAGTGTTTCCATTGCATCCTATGCAAAATACCTTTCCACATTTAACGCATACGACATATACATCTCGACTACAATCAATCGTTTTACCACACTCACTGCAAGCTGTCATGCTCATTTTTATTCTCCTATCTTTTAAAAGTTACCGCTATGTTTATCAACGCTCCAGACAACCAGTAAAGAGCCATCCAGTAGTCTTTCTTTATTCCGTATACAATGCAAGAAACAAGCATTATCAAAATCAGGATACAGGGAAATAATTTTTCCATTGTTATTTACTCTCGCTTTTATATATTATACATCAAGTTCTTTTGTTTGTCAAGGGTGGCTTGCCTAATCTTCTCTGGTCTTCTCCGGTCAAAGATATTACAGCGCATTGCTCTGATAGTCTACTTACTATACGAATACCATATAAATTAAGCAAACTTTCTTCATCACAGTTTGAAGAATAGTGAGTCCTGATTCCAGACAACTTCCATAGATTATATCTATTTGCCAGAACTGAAACCATTATTCCACTATTACCGTAGTATGATGTATTTCTCTCAAAGCCCAAGTCGTCAATTATAATATCAGACGATTTACACTCTTCAATTATACCCATTACCACAGTATCTCCGCCTATTGCAAACTTTTCGGTAAGTTCCTGCGCTGTAAAAAACGGTAACTTAAACAATGCCGCAAGCCTTTCAAGAGCCATTGTCTTGCCAGTTCCATTGTCGCCTACAAGATATAGCCCTCTCCGCTCTGGTTTATATTCTTCGTATTCTTTGGCTATCCAGTATCTTGCAAAGTATTCAGCTATCTTATCTGATTTGCCAACCCTGTCTTCATATCCCGTTATAAGAAGTTTTTGGATGTAATGTTCCTTTGTGCTTTGAATTATATTCTGCGGCGGTTCTGGCAATTCGCATTGCGATGCCAGCTTCTTGAGTGATTCCATGTTGATATACATACATTAAAAGCTCTCCATGTTTTTGAATTTACTACTGTCTGGAAGTTCCTTAACTGAATACTGCTTGCCATTATTTTTTGATGGGCTTAAATTGCGGCCCACTCTTTTCCACTCCGTTCTGTCGTCTCTGAATCGCTCTTGATTGAACCAAGTTGCAGGGTGTGGAATATACTGAACGTCTGCGCCTTCTGTGCTTTCTGCAAAGATTCTCGTTAGCTCAAGCAGTTCCTCGAAGTTTATCTTGAGAAGTGCAATTTCAATAGACTTGAATGCCGCCGCCCTGCCTACATGCCGTGGATACATGTTGTATATCTCACGTATTTCATCTTCTTTGGAGCCATCCTTGATGTTATATTTAGTGCCAGTTTTAGATTTCTTCTTGAACTTGTTTATCTTGATGAACTCTTTGCCATCTTCGCCATTAACTTTGCAGATAACGTGCTTATCGTAGCATTCCTTAATGAGTTCAGCTACATTCTGCTCGGTCATCTTTCGATTGATTGGATAAAGTTCTGACCTCAAGAAAAGCGGATTAGAATTTATCAGTCCAGAATTATCAGACTTGATTATCAGCCTGACAAAAAAGACTTCCGCTTCTGGTGTTAGCTCGTTCACCGAAACAGAATCCGTATAGTCTCGGAGTTCTTTCATTATATCACCTCTTCAAAATTAAATACTTCTTGACTCAATCGTTTTGCCGCTATTTCACAGTATTGCTCATTTAATTCAATCCCTATTGCTTTGCGATTATTTTTCTTTGAAACAAATAATGTTGTTCCACTTCCCGAAAAAGGGTCAAGAATGCAATCCATAGAATTACTACTGGCTAATATCATTGGTTCAATTAGAGTTTCTGGAAATACGGCAAAATGAGCTTCTTTAAATGGTCTTGTTGGTATTGACCATACCGAACGCTTGTTCCTATACTCATAGTCATTATGTTTTAGTCCTGCCATCTTAGAGCGTCCCGGCGTATTATTTAAGCGAGAAGCATCTCTATCTCTTATGGCTTTATTTCTTGTAACAGTTGGCTCTTTTATAGCTTCTGAATTAAATAAATATGTTTTAGATTTGCTTAAAAGGAAAATATATTCGTGTGCCTTTGTACATCTATCGGAAACGCTTTCAGGCATAGGATTAGTCTTATGCCAAATAATGTCCTGTCTAAGAATCCAGTTAGAGCCTTGAAGAGCAAAAGCGGCTCTCCACGGAATACCTATAAGATTTTTCTGTGGCAATCCAAATCCTGTCTTGTTGGGACGAGAAAGCGCCGCGTTTAATGTTTTAGTTGAAACTCCAGTATGATTCCCAATGCTAGAAGTGGCTGTAGCTACGTAGCTATCACCTAGATTAAGCCAAAGAGTTCCATCCTTTTTGAGGACATTCAAAACAATACTGAATATATCTGTAAGTTTTTGTATGTAAATATCTGGCGTGGTTTCTAATCCTATTTGCCCGTCAACGCCATAGTCCCTAAGTCCAAAATAAGGAGGGCTGGTTACGCAGGATTGTATATTAGATAGTTCTGGCAAAACGTCTCTGCAATCCCTGTTGTACAGTGTTACATAATCATCTTGATAGTATGGTTTAAGCATTTCTCACCTCATAAAAAGTCGTTTAAATACTTCTGAAATAAAGCTCCTTATAACAAACTTATCACTAAGTAGTCTATTTTCAAGCTTTAAATTTTTATTTTCAAACTTTAATCTATCAATCCTTCGAACAAGTTCTGCCTTAGTTAAGTCCATCTCTGTAAGTCCCCCATGTTTTGAAGTCCAGAAAGAGTAAAAGGCCACTCCTCTGAAGGATAGATTTTTCCCCACCCTTTACGAGAATAAAGAATGTGTATTGACCCAACTTCTCTGGTAGGCCTATAGCTATAGGTGATTTGCGTTATGCAACCATGTCCAGCTGGAATACTTCCACCTGTAATAATTTCACAATCTACAGAGCTTACAGAATCTATCAGTGGAGAGAATTTATTATATGTGCAATATGTAGCTCTAACTATGATTAGCAATTTATCTATATCTATTATAGGTTCAATGCGCACTATTTCTAAGTTCCTTTTTTTCATTTGGAAGTTCCTTTAGTCATGTCCATTTGATGGCTCCTCGTGAACGTTGCCGATAATTTCCCAATCTTCTGGAGATTCTAAGTCTTCGCCCTCATATCCAAATTCTTCATCCTCTAGCCAATAAACAGGAAATCTATTCATTGTGGCAATATCTGTTATTGTCCTATAAAATACTTCGCAGTATCCACATGAATCGCCCTGCTCATCGTCAACTCTAAAAACATCATGGCTCTCCTTAAAGTCTGCTAATTCTACTATTTGCATACATTCATGCTCAATTTTTTGTAGTTTATCTCCCTCAAAAATAAGCTTGCCATTTTTATCTTTTAGTCCAGTGCATTGTTCAACAATCCATCCTGGATATTTAAAATATTTTGTGCCTACTCCGATACAGATACTACTACCATCTATATGGCAATATGTATTTGTTCTTGTATTAAACACCCTAAATTTAAACCTATCGTTTTCCATGTTATTTTATTCCTCTCTGATTTAAATATTCGATTGCTTTTTCGGTTACAAAATAAGTTATTCCCCCTAGATCACCCATATCTCTTTTTGTAGCAAAACCCCATTCAATTAACTTTTCCCAACTAGGACATACATCACCGGTACAGAAGTGATTACGATATGACTTTTTCTTTATTTTATCGCCGAGCGCATGCTTGATATTCATAATCTGTTTTAGCGTTATTTGTTCTTCAAGATTCATGCTTATTTCCCCTCTGCTTTTTCTATCATTTTATCTATCTTTGCTTTCAAAACATTGCCATTACAACCTCCGCATCCTCCATTTGTATCTTGCTCACATAAATCAGAACAGGTTTGTATCAAGTTTTTATAGCATTCCTTCAATAGCTCCAGCATTTCCACATGCTCTTCCCTCATTCTCTTATCCTGTTTCGATAGTTCTTCTACGCACTGCAAGTAATTCATCATTATTTATCCTCCATTTTGTTCACTATTTCTTTCATTGCTTCAATGACACTCTCAATTTCATCATTACGAAAGGCATGGATTACATAGTCTTGAGGTTTTGTAAGATTATGTCCGTTGATTCTAAGATGCTCTTTAGCTGCCTTCTCTGTAAAGAAAAAGTTGTCTGAATATCTTTCAATATTCCGATAGAAAACCTTTTTAAAGCCACAATATTCAGCATCTGTTTCGCCTATTTCATCTGGTAGTAATTCTAATTCTTCACAAACAAAATCAACTACCTGTTTCCACGTGTATGATTCTCCATCCTTTTCCCACTCAAACCCATCATTACTATAGTCATCTTCAATTCCATATTCCCTAGTGGTTTCTTTGATGACGTAGAATATAGGAAGCCTCGTGCTCCTATTGTCTTGAGTTTCAATTTCACGAACTAGGTTCTTTATAAAATCGTATGTCTCTTGTTTTAGTTCAACCTTCATTTTCACGTTCCATTTCTTTTATAAGTTTTTTAATTTCAGAATCAAACGGTAAAAGACAAGCCTGTTCGCCAAATGTTGCCTCTTCTTTAATTATATCATAATCCAATTCTTCTCCGTTAATAGTAAGTATAAGCTTAACCATTTTTAAGCCACTCCTTGATTTTTTCGTTCGTTTCGGGATTGCGCTTTGCTATAGCATAGTTCTTGAATGACTCGCAGAATACACTATGGAATCTTTTTATTGACTCTATGCGCTCTTCTATCAGTCCAGCAATGTCCATTTCTTCACCTTCTGGACATTTGAATCCGGACATTGAAAACGTATCAGCATCAAGACTGCAACGCCAAGACTGTTTTAGGTTGTCAGAAAAGGCCATTCCTGCAACTTTAATCTTCTTTCCCTGTTTCAGTGCATCTAGTGATTCATTGCTGTTTGTGGTGTTGCCTTTCTTGACTATCGTTTCAACGCATCCCATTGGTTCGTCCTCTTCTGAGACGAGCTTTATATCTCCCACGATACAAGCTATTGCTGAATCGTGCTCAGTCTGCTTACCCGTCATGTACCAAACCCATACAAGAAAGTCCCTGCCATGCCTCGGAACATCTTCTGGAACTGGACAAGCCGAAAGCTGGAACGTGGAGTAGTCTTCGCTATCGCTGAACAACTCGCTCGGAGTTACCGGAACAATGTCAACGCTAAACAGCTTGAAGACAATTGCCGCAACCGTGTCAATCTTTTTCTGTCCTGAACCAAGAATAAAGCAAAGGTTATCCTTTACGTCAAGGACAATGGGAATATCGGTAAAGATGGGAGGCATCTGGACTGTATGCTTTTCTACTATTTCTGCGTTGATGCGCTTCTTTTCCTTAGTAGGCACAAAATCTTTGCCGTTCTCGGTCATGTAGGCATTGAACGCCTTAGCCTGAATTGTCTTAAACAGAGATGCTGGAATCTTTCTCTGTGCTTTTCTGAGCGACAGATAGTAATGATTGCCAAACTTGACAGTATTTTCTGTTATGTCTGGCATAAAATTCATAAGATTCACGAATCCGAGTATAGTCTCTTCTCTGATTTCGGTTGTAGGTTTAAGTTTGAACTCGGAAAGTTTTTCGATTACAGATTCTGTTTCGATGGTTCCGTTGATTCTGCAAATTGTCAGTCCGAAAGATTTTTTTGTAAGCATTGTTTTATTCTCCCTTTCCTATATTGTTTTTAATTTCTTCAATAATTTCATCTGAATCCAAGAGTGTGTCGTAAACCATTTCATGAATCTGTTCAACCATGCTATCGCTAAGTTGAGACTCGCCAAGCTGTGTGCATAGCTCGTCAATTACGTAATCATAAAGCTGGTTTTTGTGTTTGATAGACTTACGTATTGTTACGTAACGTGCCTCGTCAAGAAAGTCGCCAGAGTAGTTTGTCATTCTTTCACCTCTTTGCCAACTGGTATGTCTGTACATCTAAATACGTATTTATCCCTAAGCTCTTGATATGTTACTGGCGCGGCTTGTACTATCCCATATTTATCTTGTAACTTGCATTCAATATCATTCCAAGATACAACCAGATATTCCTCTCTTTTTGCCTTATCTTGTATAACTCCCGTGCTAAACATAATCCAGTCATTAGCCGTGAATGAAACGTACTTGGGTTCGGGCTTAACACGAAATCTATCCACGTCAAAAGCAAAAATGCGCTTTTCGCTCATGTCATTCCAGCCCCACTCTGTGCCGAAACTCTTTTCTTGAATCGTTTTCCCTTTCCTTATTCCATTTGCAAGCTCTTCCAGCTTGTCGGCAATTTTTTCTCGTGTCATAATGTCTCCTTTGTTTTACTCTTTAGGCGCTTCCGGAAGTGGCATCCAGTGGGTAATGTGTTCCTTTTCACAGCAAAAAGACATACAATTTTCCCAGTCAACTCCGTCCCATTTGGCCTCGCACATGCTTTGCCCATCGTATGACAGAACGCTCTTATTGATTTTTGGCAAATCCCTATCGTTCTCGATCTTAATCCATTCGTCGGGCGGAAGGAATTCGAGATTAAGTTTTTTGCATGTTTGCATGAAGTCTATTTCTGAGTTTGTTTCGATATCTCCTACCCCTCCTACCCCTCTCGAAAAAACTGCAACATACTTTCCTTGTTTCATGGCAATAGAAACGTATGTTGAAAGTCCGTGAGTAAAGCACACTATCTCCTTACCCTCCTGCACTAGCCTCCACAGCTCCTCGTAATCCTTCGATGTTGTGTAGTTCATCTCTCACTCCCATATATTACATATATGCTCGCTATCATCAAAATAGTAAGACTAATAGTCATTACAGTTATTTCAGCATTACTCCATGGATTGATAATCATTCCCCCACCTCCCACACGTTGAAGCCGTGGTCTAGGAACCATTTGGTCATTCGAATTGATATATCATCGCACGCAATATTCTGCTTGATGACCCGTATGCGTGTTGCAAGGGTTGCGCCATGATATTTGATGCTAACGAACTTTTTTTCATATTCCCTCGCCCCCTCCTCCATCAGGCTGTCCAGCTTGCGTTTACCGCATACGTCCGCAAGCGTGGGTTTAGGAAGTGCGTTGAAAAGCTCCTCAGCTTCTGAGTGGTCTTTTGCCGTAAAGCATATATTTTCCAACATTTGAAAATCTATTATTCTTCTCTCGCTCATTTTATGTCCTTTCTTTTTTCTTTGCATACAGCACGATTTCATTTATATCAAATATCCATATAGTGTTCCTATCTCTGCATTCGCAAATAGGATTTCCAAACCCATTGAACCCCTCTATAACTACATATGCGTTATTCCATGCCAAGCACTTATATTTCTTTAATTCTTCGCCATTCACGACTCCCGATTTTGGCACTACCCTATCATCTACTCTGAACAATCTCATATTATATACCTTCCTTAAAATGGTATATCGTCATCTTCTTCTTGGCTCACTTCTGGCATCGGAGCTGGCCTATCGTCTCTGCTGTACCGTGGTTCTTGCTTATACTGCGGTTGTTCTTCTCGTCTTGGCTCTCTCTGATATTGCGAAGAAGGAAGTTCGTTTGAATGTGATTGTTCACCGCAATCGTCTGGATGGTTTTTATTAAATGGACTTATCTCCCAATACCATGTATCCTTGCTACTTAATTTGCGTTCAATAACGAAATGGTTATTGCACGAAAGCCAGCGATTAACCGTTGCTCCATCTTTCTGTGTTACCAGTATTGCTAAATCGGCATATTTCCCCTTTGGTTCAACCTCTTTCCCAAAAAATGCTTTTCCTGACATGTCATTCTCCTATAACTTGATTGCGTTTCCTGATAAATGCCGATACCTTAACGAGAAGCTCCTTAACATCTTCAATTGTTTTAATTGCATCATCGCTGGAAACGGATGGAAGTTCAAGACTATCTATTATTTTTGCAAGACTCTCAAGCTTTTCTCTATCTGGAGCCGCCTTTGCTTTCTTCTCTTCTCTGGCAATTCTGGCTTTTTCTTTTGCTTCTGCTTCAGCCTTTACTCTTAATTCCATCTCAAGCTTTGCACGTTCGGATCTTTCCTTTTCAAGCGCGGCTTCCTGCTCTGCTTTTATGCGCTTGGCTTCTGCCTCTGCCTTCTCGCGCTCAATGCGGTTCTTTTCTTCGATGGCTTTCTTTTCTGCTTCGAGCTTTTCTTTTTCAATACGATTGGCTTCTTCAACGGCCTTGCGCTCGGTCTCCGCCTTCGCTCGTTCGATGGCAAGCGCGGCTTCCTGTTTTTGGCGTTCTATCTCGGCAAGTCTACGTTCTTCCTGCAACTTCTTTTCGCGTTCTTCGGCTTCCTTTTTAAGGCGTTCGTTTTCAAGCCATATTCTTTTTCTTTCTGCAAGCTCGGCGGCTTCTTTGGCAAGTCTTTCCTCTTCTGATTTGCGTTCGGCTTCTTTTCTCATATCAAAATTTGCTTTAGCGCCGACAAGAAAGTTGGAGTAAACTGCTTCATCCATTATTCCGAGATTAGGAACATTGAAGCATTCATATTTTTCAAGTTCAATCGCTCTATCTTCTGCAAGTTTTGCTATTCTTGCGGCTTCTAAGCGTTCAAAATGTGTTTCAATTTCTTGAAGCTTGTTTTCTTTTTCAACAACAGCAAATTTGAGAATATTTGCAACGCCATCAATGGCTTTTCCAGCACGGAGATATTCTTCTTTCTGAGCGACTCTAAGCTTTTCGGTATTTATTCTGACCTTTGCTATGTCGAGTCTGAGCCTCTTCGCTTTTGTACTGGTTTCCTTTGAAGGTTCAAGTTGCACCACTTCGTTGTACTGAGTCTCAAATCCTTCCAGCATGTTTGCCATAGGAATAAAAATAGCTCTTATTTGCTCTGCCCTTGACGGTTCGATGTTGTACTCTTCAACTTTCAAAATCAATTCGTTCATTTCTCTATTCTCCTTTATCTTTTATTTCTTTTCTATCTGTGCCATATTGTATAACGTCAGACATAACATTCATAAACTGCGATTCAAGTTCTTTCTGCGTGCTAGGGCTTCCATTAGCTTTTTGCTTTTTGGAAAACAACTCTAGCAAATTACTTACAGACGTTGAACAACAACTCAAAAACTCATCCTGCGATATGCCATACTCTTTCATTATCGAAAAAGCGTCTGGAATACTGGTTACTTCCCTATTGCCTTTCTTTGTTTTAAAGAAAAGTTCACCACATTCTCCATTGTTTTCAGACATAAAATCACGGACTCGCTTATCAACCGACTTTAATGCACTGGAAACAATTTTTGATTTACGGTATAAATCACATAGAACATTCGGGTCTGTTATTTCATAGATGCTTTTCTGTACGGCTACAATAGCATTGCTTTCCCTTATAAGCTCGGGGCATGTATGTCTTGCCTTGCAGTACTTGCATTGCTTTACGCCTGATATTCTAGGGGCATTAGGATGCTTGCATCTCGTTATGACGGCTTCTATGTATTTCAGAAGAGCTATTGCCTCGGTAAACGTATAGCTTGAACTAGCATTTATACGAGGCTGATATACATAAACGGTGCAAGAATCTTTTCCAAACATCTGCATTGCCGCAAGAGCATAAGCCGCAAGCTGAATATTGTTTGCACCTTCTTCAACTTTTACCCTGCCAAACTTCCAGTCAATAATAGATA